TGTGAGGGCACATCAAACACTTCCCAATGATGGTCTGATGCAATACGCTGAAACTCTGGAACAAGTTCATCGATAAGTTTGAAAGTAACCCTTAGGTTGTAGAATCCATAGAATGAATGCCAGAAGGGGAAGGGGCGGTGAAGAACATCATAAATGTAGACACTACACTTAGGACAATCTTTGATACTCATTTTGATACAGCAGTTAAAAATTATTGTGGTGTTGGAATCCATTTTACGATTACCACGTCGTCTCACGCCTGTACGCACGTTCACCATCGTCAGGCTCTCCGGCCATAGGAGGCTCTTCCTGAGGAGGAATGAACTCCAGCGTAAAGTTCAGGTTATTATCCTCATCTGTCCAATACGACGCATGGACGTAGAGACCACACTGCTTCTCAAAACGCTCAAGAACATCGTGGTTGTTAATGATATCACGTAAGTTTACGCCCTGGGCCTCTGCATAGATCTGATAGACCATAAACTTAGTCGATCGCTTGTTCGCAATCGCATCCAGGAATCTAAGCTTCATTCGGCAACACTCTGCTGCAACAACCAGCTGGTCAACGAGATCACTTCCAATCTGCTCATTGACCCTGCTATTCTTGGTGGTGACATTGAGAAGCTCCTTGATATCCTGAGAACTAAGAACCGTCATTTTGTAATGAGTTCTGATGTTCTGTCAAAGTGAGATCCGTTTTACCCCAGGAAACTAAGCAGGAAGACATTCAGTAGGTGAGAGACCACCACGGCGGCAAGTCCGAGCGCACCTGCTCCCTGCCATGACACAACGCCGCCCGAAGTGTAGGCATTCGGGATGTAGCGGAGCAGAAGATCGCGAGGAGCTGACATGGACAGGATCACCGTAGCCAGAAAGAAGGAGATATACAGAGTCAGATTCGCCCACATCAGCCGCATCATAGGAAGCGACGGCTTGAAAGAGGGCGCCATCTGAGTACGCTGAATGTGATCCGATCCAGAGACACCAGCCATCGGCGGCATCGACTGAGGGAGCTGGGGCGAAGGTAGAAGGGCGTCAAGCGAAGTCTGGTCCTCCATTGTTTATGAAGGAGACACGATTTCGCACGATGCATCTTCCACGCGATACTTGTAACATTTTCCGTCCACCTTCACCGTCTTGGATTCAACATCTGACAACGGAATACCCAGAGTGCGGTAGGTAGCATAGTTGCGATGGAACAATAAGACCGAGATGCCCAGTCCGATGACAAATGAAAAGAACGGACTAGCTCGTTCAATGGCCTTGGTGATGTCAATCATTACTTCTTGCTTAGACTTGCGAGAAGATTGAATGAGTCTGCCTCGGCTCCACAAGGAACTTCAATGGCATTGGTACGAATACATCCCGTATCGGTATGGAATACGTCGGTATCATACGGCGAAGGAACAGCAACCTGTTTGCGTGTCGGAGGAATCACAATACAGGCGATCAACATTCCGACAATCACTCCCGCAGCAATCCAAGCGAGATGGAACATTACTTTAAGGCGGGGACAACTTTCGATGCCTTCAGCTCCATGTACTTGAAGATGCCCAGTGCAATAGGCGTGGTAATTAGACCTGAATACGGAACCACAATAGCGAGCGCAGTCAGAATATACGCAACATTGACGTGGTTTGTCAGGATCAGAAGTCGGTAGGTAGCAGCAATGCTAAAGACGTAGAGAAGTGTCAAAATCACCTTTCCTGCAATTCCAAGTGCGCCAAGAAGTGTACCCGAAGCCGTAAACTCAGGCATCTTGTAGGTAGGTGCCTCGCCAAACTTCACCTTCTGTCCATCGGGAATGGCAACCGTCTTCTTCTGCCCAGTCTGGTCATCTGTGAAGGTCAACGTCAGCCGACGACCTGTGATAATGTTCGCGGAAGACTGCTTCTCTGCTACCTTCTGCTGGAGAGATGACGATTCAAGCTGGTTCTGGTTGAACTTAATACACTTGTCGTCTGAAGCGTTTCCGCAGATCTCAACTGCCTTCTTCTTGATTTCATCTTTCTCGTTGTCGGTGAAGGCAACGTCATTGCTTCCAGAGAGGAGATCGACTGCAGGAACGATTGTATTGTCGGCAATCATATCCAGATATCCTCCCTTGGCCTTTTCTTGAATGGTCTTGGTGATATCTGTTGTAGCACTTTCGTCGCCCCAGGTGGCTTGGTTGATTACAATGCCCATTGTTAGTTAGCAAATATGAAATTCGCAAGACCAGACGTGATCCGCAAAAAGTTAATGGCTTCCACGTAGACGCCCAGATTGTAGGTGTATGCAAAAATTAGATTATCACCATTTGTGTTCCTGACAACGCTTACGATGCTATCGGGAGGATACAGCAATGACCCGTCTGCATTTCTAAGCGCCAACTGAGCTGCCGTAACTACGACCGGATTTGGTGAAAAGATGGTTGATTTCAGGACGCAGACCGTCTGTTGCGAGGCAACGCCAGCAATTGTTGGAAGTGGCTGCTGAAGATTCAGTCGAAGAATGACCTTGTTAAATAAGCTTCCGTTGATGGCTCCACTAGGTTGGTAGAGATCATTGTTCAGAGCAAATGAGTACATGTATACACCAGGAATTACAGGCGCATCTCCAGTTGTGTGCTTGTACATCTGAAGAAGTGAGAAGTATGTTGTGGGCTTCACCGCAAAACGCTCCTTGCCGTCAAGAAGAAGCTGTCCATTTGTGATTGGATCACGGGGATACACCGATGTGATCTGCTGCTGACCACTTGAATACAGATATGTCTGAGTTTCAGTGGAGTTTATCAGGGTAGAATATGTATCATTCGTTGATCCGTTTGTTGTAAAAGGAGCTCGCTTAGGATTGTCCCAGTTTGTGTAGTTATCCCAGTCATTTGTCAGAATCTTATCAGAACGCTGCGAAGACCAAACCATTCGTGTCACGAGATTGAAGAATGGAATCTGGATATCCGAGTTGCCACCATATTGACCAGGGCTGTTTACATAGGTAACTGTCTTCACCAGGAACGTCTGGTCTGCACTTGCAAGCTGAGCCATCTCCATCTCAGTCAGGTAGATGAAGTTGCCTTCGAGATAGGGATCAGGGTAAAAACTTGTCAGAGCTGGGTTAGAGGATGAACCATTTGCATTGGGCGGAGACAGGAATCGTCCAATCGCCTGATCAGTTGTTGTGGGACGAATACGCTGACCGAACGTTGCAGAGGTGGGCAAAACATCAATCATGGTATAGAGCTGGTTGAGAGGGCGGTAGGTGACGTTAATAAACACATCCGAGTTCTGCATAGAAACCAGTGGGAGAGCCATTCCTGGGTTCTCGCAGAACCAGAAGTGAAGGGGAATGATCAGCTGGCGAGAGCGAATTGATGGCTCAGGGATCTTGGTATTCGGGATGCCTCCGGGCTGGTTCAGGGGGACCACTGCATGCGGGTACTGATTCACGCGGTCATATGCATTTCCTGGGTCCTTTAGCTCGGGAACATTTCCGACCATCTCATCTACAATCTTTCGCTTGTTGGGGTCATGTGTCAGGTAGGAGTAGAACTTGAGCCACTCCCCGGTGAAACGCTGGAGAACCTGTCCATTTGCAGTGATCTCTACGTAATCGATGAGGTTGTAACCGATATTTTCAATCCACTTGAACTCGTACCCAATGGAATTTGAACGCTGGTCATACCCAGTAGGAGGGGCTACACCAGCTCCCAGATAGGAAAGCGGCGACCAGATATCGGGAAGTGTGATAATCAAATAGGTATCGTAAAGCAACTGAGCATATCGATCAATCCGACACGAAATCGTTCGTGTTGTTGTAGGCGAGAACTCCAGATTGGAACTCGAAAAGGTCATTCGGATTGCCTCCATGGCAAAGTTTGTGTGTCGCCGGTACACCGCCCTGAAATGGGTCATAGACGGATTTCCATTAACGAGCTCGTTCTGTGCCCCAATGGCAACAAGTTGAAGCAAAGCTCCAGGCATATTGTGTTAGAGATGAGATTAGACTAAATAGGTGGTTGTCGCAGTATTCGCTGGGACGCAGCACGTTGATGTATAGGTTGTTCCTAGAGTAGCTGGGTAATACGCATTAATCCCCATTCCACCGACGAACCGAGTGTACTGCTGCGACTTGTTGCCAATAACTGCAATGTACTGAGTATTGGTACGACGCTTCTGAGGCGGAGGCGCAACCGCCAGCGACTTTGCAATAATCCTACGCTTTAGCTGTGTAACATAGTCCTGTACGTTATTTACCTGCATTTGTGATTTACGGAGAGAAAAGGTATTCTTCATAATGAGGTTCGTTCTTATCAGCACTCATGTGGATCAGACAACGGGGTATTCAAAGGTGGTGTACAATCTTCTCGGACAGCTGTCCAAGCTCGCTCCGGCAGTGAAGACCTACCATTTTGGATTTCAGCGCCACCCGACACGGGAGAATCTTCGTACGGTTCCTAAGGGGATTGTATCGTACGACGCAGCCGCAAACGAGGATCCCAAGGAGGAGGGGTTCGGTTTCAACAAGATCCATGAGTATCTCGACATGGTGAACCCTGATGTGGTAATGATCTACAATGATCCTCTGATTATTCACAGGTTCGTTGAGGCAATGAAGTACGAGAAGGGCGTTTCTCCTTATAAGCTGTGGTTGTACGTCGATCAGGTGTATGAGGGAATTGCTCCTCCTCTGATTGAGTCCATGAACAAGACCGCGGATCGGATCTATCTCTTTACGAACTACTGGAAGAACATCTATGAAAAGTATGCACCCTTCCCTGATCTCCGCGTGATTGAGAATGCTGTAGATACCACTCTGTTTTCCAAGCTTCCTACACCGGCTCGTGCAGCAGTCCGTCAGACGATTGGTCTTCCTCAGAATGCAATCTTGATGATCAATGCAAATCGCAACACTCAGCGTAAGCGCCATGATCTAGGTGTGATGGCGTTCGTACAACTGCATGTCCGTGAGCCAGACAACAAGTACTACATGATGATCGTTACGGGTATGAATGCCCAGCAGGGTGCATATTACGATATCGGACGGATCTACAATAACGAGCTTACTCGCAATGGCCTCGGAGATCGTGAGGATCTGAAGAAGCGCCTGCTTCTTGTGGATACGAACACAAAGCCACTGAATGACTCTTCGATTAATGAACTCTACAATGCTTCCGATATCGGCATCAATACTTCGGATGGCGAGGGATTTGGTCTCTGCCAAATTGAGCACCTGTACACTGGAGCCCCGCAGATCGTGACGGACATCGGAACCTATCGCGATTTCATGAATGAGAGCGTCTGCGAGTTTGTAGAGCCTAACTCGTATTCCTATTTCTCCGGAACCATGCCTCTTGGACAGATCTCTCCTGGCTTTTCTGTATCTGATCTTACGGACGGAATGCAGCGTCTGATCGCTCGCCTTGGCAAGGCCAGGGATGCTGCTCAAAACTTCAAGTTCAAGACGTGGGATGAGGTCTGTGCAGGATGGATCGAGGATGTTAAGTCAGAAACTGGATCGAAGTAGGGGATGGCATAGTTCCCATGCGGAGCAGGCGCTGGTTATCATCCCATGCCGGTCCATCAAAGACCTCCTTGGAGTCGGGGTCAACAATCAAGGATAAGCCCTTGATCAAGACCTTCTGAAGCCTGCGATGCTTCTTGGAGGTATTGCGTAGAACCGTCGCATCCAACTCTTCATTTTTAATGTTCGGGCGGAAGGCCAGATCCTCGCCTGTAGCTGTGGTATCAAATCGCATACAGGATACCACAGGCCGCTCACGAGCATGCAGTTTGCGATGGATTTCGCAATCAACTGCTGACT